AGTACTTTGCTATACCTATAAAAGTTTTATTATTTACTTTTCTCATTATATAGTCAAAGAAGGCTCTAGCGTCAACGTGCTTTTGTGTTCTTCGATTCTCGAATATATCTATCTCAGTTAAACTTATTACAAGATTTGCTATTTTATCGTAATCATTCATATTAAAATAAAGTTTTTTCTCTTTTAAGACTTTTGTTTGCTTTGTTATAAATATCTGTTAAATATTCAGCTGTGTGAATTTCATTATTATAAGCAGCTAAATAATTTTCTCGACACATTTTTCTGACTGCATATAAATTAATTTTTTTATTATCGTGGTAAAATATCTTAGCAGCTCTAACAAATTTCTGTGCGTATAAAGAAGTTCTTGAAGGGTATTCATTCATAACATTTAATAAATCAAATATTTTTTTACCTGTATTTACATCTACAGTATATGCCGCAGTTTTTAATTTACTTTTCAGACTACTATAAGTCCTTCCTGACATTAATAGCTCTAAAGCATTTGTTGGTTTTAATTCATTTTTAGTTATATTTTTCCATTCATTAGATTGTTTTAAGGCTTTCTTAACGTCTAAGTTTCCTTTTTTCATTTGATAATTAGCGTAGTCTAACGCAGTCCAGTTAGAACTAGTGTTATTAATTTCAACAGTGTGTTTGTCTTTTTTCCAGGCTTTACTAATAATGTAAGGAACTACATATCCTAACTTCTGTAGAGTCCAGAACCTGTGTTGTCCGTCTACAATTTCATTTTCTGTGTTTACTATTATAGGAATTTGGATTCCAATTTCTTTAATACTGTTTTCCAATTTGTTTAATATTCTTTGATTAGGCTCTCTATTAGAGTCTAGTAGTTTAAACAAGTTGTAGTTTTTAGTTTCGTAAATGTTAAATTTTTCTATGTTCATATTATTAATTTTAAAGTGTTCCTTTTATTATGTATTGGTCTATGTCAAAATCTGACTCTATAAATTCTTTGTATATCTCGATACCTGCCATTACTGAAGCTTCTCCTTTTAAGTAGAAATTTTCTGAGCAGTCCCAAACTCCTACGTCTAGATTCTTTTTGTCTATACACAAAAACTTAAAGTCTTTATAATCTACATTGAAGAGTTGGCAATATATGTAAACTTGGTTATAATATCTATATGCGTCTGCAGACTTATAAAAGTTCTTTACGTCTATAGTTGTTTTTAAATCTACTATGCCTCCACTATTTTTCAACACGTCTGCTTTCCCCCTAAAAGGATAGCCGTTAATAGTATCTATCATAGGAACTTCAAATTGTGAGTCCTGGATTAAACTAAGTGCTGTCTCATTTCTTAGTAGTGCATCACATAATCTTTCAGCATCGTTCTTTTCTTTCATAGTAAAAACCTGATCGTGAAACTTTTTAGCTTCTTTATATTTATTAGTGTTCTTACTTTGAACATCTACAAAAACTATATCATTAATCTTTTCTGGTTCTAAGATCATAGTGTGAAACAAATGTCCGTCTCTTAATGGTTGCGTTTCTTTTTGTCCGTACTTAGTTATATATAAATAAGTCTTTGCACTATCCAGAAGAAGTTTAATAGAACTACTAGACAAAGCATTTTTTCCTAAATATCCATAGTAGTAATCGTCTGAATACATATTATCTATAACCTCTTGTTTGTTTTCTATTTTACCGTCTAGAAGTTTAATTGAATTTGTCATAGGCTTTGTTTTTATTTTTAAGTAGTTTTATAATTATCTCTTTGTCAGTTATAATATCACATAACTGTTTAGTGTTGTCTTGTTCTTTTAAGTAAGCAGTTCTAAGACAGTCAATTTCTGCTCTATACATTTCTATTAAACTATCTTTAGCTGTCATAGGTTAGTAAGTTTTTTAAGGTTTACTATTTGTTTTTGCAACTTCTCTACTTTTAAGTCTGCTTTTCTTGCTCTTTCTACTGCTCGTATCTTGTCGCTTCTATACTCCTCTATCATTTTATTATGAATAAATCTATCACGCTGCAGAGTATTAGTATAAAAAATAGTTTCTAGAAAAGACTTTATAAATAATCTTAAATCTTTATTAGAACTTTCTTTTTTCCATTTGTTTAAAGTTTCTAAACAAACTGTAGTGTGAGTATTATATTCTATGTCTTTTAAGACTTCGGCTTTGTCGTGTTTAATTTCCAATATGTATAATTTTCTCTTTTATAAAATTAAGAAAAAAAATAAAACTAACCTAATTGTTCCAGTTAATCCTAGAAGCTAACTCTTCTTTTAACAAATAAACTTCTTTTAATTCTTTCTTATTACTCCATAAAGTAGTAGAAGGACAATACCTTTCTTGAACCTTAGGCAACTTAATATCATTTAACCAAAACAAGTAATTTCCTTTTTCGTCTGCAACGAAATATAATAAAACAATATCTTTATCCATAGACATTAAATAATCTAGTTTAGATTTCTCTAGGAGTTTTTCTGTATAGTATTTATTTCGAAACTTCATTTCTACTACACACTTAAAACCCTTTGGAGTATATCCTGAAGCGTCATAGTGTTTGTACTTGTCTTCGTTTCCTGTCCATTTCAAGTCCCACCCATCTAGGTTAAGTAAAAATATAACTGCTTTCTCATATTCCTGGACTTGTTCAAGTTTCATTTTTTTAAATCTTTTTTATTTAACCAAGAATTAAAACTTTCTTTTCTTACTCTATATTTTTTAGATTCATTAAATTTTATATTTAATTCTTTTATCCATTTTACAATAGTCTTAGGAGAACAGGTGCAAGGTTTATAATAGGTATGTAAAAACAGTTTAGAATGCAGCTCACAAATTAATTGAAACTCATCGTTGTTTAGGTTTTGTTTGTTTGACTCTCTAAAGTCTTTCCATTTAAAATAATCTTGTCTATTCATTTCTATTAATTTTAAAATTATTAAGAGAGTTTTTTCTTTCTTCACAGCCGCAGGATTCGTAGCCTAACCAGTCTACTACTATTTTGTTTACTAGCCATTTAATACCAGTCCATTTAAAAACAAACTCTAGTTTATCCCCAAGTCTTAGATTCATATAATTTTTTTATTTGTTGTTTTATATTTTTAACAGTATTGTATAATGAGTAATAAGTAATATTAGTATCTCTACTAAGCTGACTTATACTTTTGTTGTTTAGAAAAACTTCTTCAAAAACTTTACGTTGGTAGAAATTAAACATTTTAGTTCTATCGTAATTTTCTAGTTTAGGTTTATTAAGATCAGTCATTTCTATATAATCTTGGTGCAAGAACCATTCTTGTATAGCTCTATGATTGTCTAGGTCTTCACTTTCTATGTTCGTTTCTTCTGCAGGTAAATAATCTAGATTTTCTAGACTTACTATCTTAACTCTTTTTTCAGCTCTCTTTAAATTCTTAAACATATTGTAGAGAGTTAAGTAGACAAAATAAAAGTTTATTTCCTTTTCATTATACATTATAGATTTCTTATGCTTTTTTAAATAAGTATCTATTTGAATATACATTTCCTGGATTAAGTCTTTAGCAGTATCTATATTACACCCCCAAGATTTTAGATAGTTATGCCAAATTCTTTCGTGCTTAACTAACTCTTCTATTGACTTTTCCACAATAGAAAGATAAGAAAAATTTTAAAAAGGTTGTATAATTTTTTTTAGAACACTAACTCCATTTATACTAAAGCCTACATTATTGACTAAAGCTCTTAGTTTTATAGGGTCATCAATACTTGTCGGTCTTCCTCCTGTTTCAGTTTCTTTAACTTTTCTAACGTGAATCATAGAAATCATAAATTCAGTAGGGTGTTGAATATATCTATGTACTACTAGAAAATCGTCTGCTCTGTTTACAAACTTTCCTCCTCCTTCTACGTCTGCAGCATTAGGCGGTATAGGATGTCCTGCGTATTCGTGTTCAAGTCTGTGCATAATTCTTAAAGCAGTAGTGTTAGCGTGAGTGTTTACCCAAACAGCTATATTGTTTTTCTTAGCAAATATTCTTAATTCAGTTGTAGCCTGGTAATCGTATTCGTGACCACCTACGGAACTAATTAACTTAGGGTCTTTTATTAAAGAATTGTAAGGGTCAATAAGTAGACCTTGGTAATTCCAGGCATCTTTAACAACTTTACACAAATCTAAAAGTTCTCTGTATGTATAAGTTTTATTAGCATCTATAATTTTGAAGTGAGTATAAATAAAATGACTGTGCTTTTCAAATTGTTTCTGCGGTATATCCTGGATAGGTCTTTCTTCTAGAAACTCTATTAGTTTTCTAATAATAGAATACGCTTCATTTTCAGAACTAAAGACTAGCCATTTAATTTGGTGCTTTATGGCATAGGCTAACATTAAATATAAAACTATAGTTGTCTTTCCAGTATTAGAATGTCCTAGTACTATATTAAAACTTGCAGGTTTAAATCTAAAGTATTCGTCAATTTCTGGAACTCCTAAAGTTAATCCTTCTTTAATTTTTCCTGTTCGTATATCCTGTAAATGTGCGGTAACTTTCTCATAGTTTATTAGCATTGTTTAAATGTAGGAATTTTAAGTTAAAAAAAAAAGGGAGCTATTAACTCCCCTTTATTAAAATGGTAGGTCTTCTTTTGCTTCAGCTCTAGGCAGATGAGCTTTCTGAGCATCGTCAGATTTTTGTAAAGGAATGCTTCTCTTGGCATAAAACTTGCTAGGGTCAGCTTTCTTAGACATAATGTCTAAAACAATTTTATCATTCCCTTCAGCTTTAGCTTTGTTTAACATTTTAATACATTCGTCTACATCCATTAAAAAATGTAGTTTAATCCATTCATACTTAGATTTGTAAGGAGCTACGCAGTTCCAGTATTCTGTTTCGAAATTAGACATTTGTTATTTGTTTTAGTTTGTTATAAAATAATTCAGTAGTTTCTAGTACCGTACTACTCTTGACGTTTGGTGTGTTAGAATACAATATAGCCGCAGATCGTAAACAAGACTGAAACTCTATAGAGGTTTGTTGTGAAACTGGTTTCTGAAAACTTTTAGTTTCTACGTTTTGATTTCTTATTAGTTTTGCTGTATTGTACTTAGCGTTACTAATCTCAAATTCAACTTCGTCTCCTACTTTCTTTTCAAACTGAGTTTGTTCAACTCCGTTCTTTTCTTTAGGTTGGAAGAAACTCCAAGTCACTCCATTAGCTAAAGTAATTTTGTAGACCTGTAATTCTTTGTAATCCTTGTCTCTGTTAATAAATGTAATTTTTCCTGTCATTCTTTTGTGTGTTTAATTAATAAGCAGACTCTCTGCTCTTTCTTTTTGTATTGTAAGTAATTCGTTTTCTTTTTGTAACCAGTGTACTTTAGATTCAAGTAACACTATCCTATTGTGAAGGTTTTTAATTTCTGAAGTCATAATTTTTCTGTGTTTATAATACAAATATAATAAAAATATAATAAAAAAAAAAGGGAGCAAAAGCCAAGTGACTCAATACCCCCTTTACACAGAGAAAATTATACTGCTAATATAAACTAATTAATCTATATTAAACTCACTGTTTAAAACTTTATAGTATTCTATTTTTTCTAGTAATTCAGGCGTAGAAATTTTAACTATTTCTCTACTAAGTTGTAAAAGTTCTTGAGCTATATCGTAACCGTATTCTTTATTTAAGTTTAAAGCAAACTCATAATTTCTACCTTGAGAGTGTACGTTGCACCCGTAACACTGTGGTCTGCAGTTGTCTTCTGAGAATCGAGTAGAGTAGTGTCTACGACTCATAAAGTGACCATTTTGCATAGAGTCTTTGTAATATCTTATACGACTGCAAGTATAACATTTTACATACCCGTTATGATCTGCATACTTTAAACGAATATACCTACTAAACTCTGCGTCTAGTTTTTTTACTATTTTGCTCCTGGATAATTTTTTTTTCAAAATTAACTTGCATTATATTATATTAATACTATATTAAGAAACTTATATTATATAATACTTATATTAATATTAGTCTTATACTAATATAATATTTATTTTTGAGAAATATTTTTAAATTTCTCTGCTCCTCTAGAACCAAAATACGCTACATAAACTGTTATTAAAAGAGACTTAAGCAAATCTATCCATCCAGAATCTACACCAAAATTTATATCGAATCCATCTAACAGTATAAACACTATTAAGGAAATAGTTAAGAATATTATCGATAAAGGTCTTACGTTTTTAGCTAAACTAGAATCTGATTTGTTGTCAGACTCCCAACGCTTAGTAATCTCTATTAGCTCGTTATTATCCATTTCTAGAAGTTTTAAAGCTGTTTCTTTGTCTTGTGGAGGTAAAGTGTCATCTTTTGAAATTAAGTTCTTTACAAGTCCTAATAATCCTTTGTCTGGAATACTGTCAGTTAGTGAAGAAAATACTCCTCCTTTGCCTATTAGGAACTGTCCTACTTTAGTGTCTTTGAACTTTTTTTTCATAGCTCATTAATTTTATTTATAGTTTCCTGCAGTTTTTCTTTAGAGATTTTAATTTTTAAACTTATATCTCCTATATACTGCATACGAGTCCTACCGTTTTTGTCTTGTATAACTAAAACAGGAAGAGCAGTAATACTTTTCTGTATGTCTTTAGGTTGGTTTTTTAAGTAACCAAACTTTATAATACAGTTTTTTAGTCCCCTAGTGTCGTAATTGTTATCCTGGTTCCACTTAGCGTTAATCTGAAAGACAGTTACTTCTTGAGCGTTAACATAAACCGCAGCCAATACAAATATCGCACATAATAGTTTTTTCATTTATTAATTATTTCAAACAACTTATCGTCTATCTTCTTTAACGACTCAGAGTTTTCTTCTACCTTTTCTCCAGTATTCATTATAGTCTCCCTAATTAGACGGTCTTTTAGATCGTACTCAGTTCTACTAATTTCTGGAACAGGAAGTTCTTTAGCCTCTTGGATGTCAGCTTGTAAAGCAAACCACATTCCTATTAAAGTAGATAATGCTATTCCAATTCCTATAAGTGTTTTTAAACTTATTTCAAATTTACTTTCTTCGCTTATTTCATTCATTAGAATATTCTTCTTTTGCATCAAAACTAGGACATAGTTTTTTATTAGTAAAGTCTTTGTGACCGTAGACTAAAGTATTAGGAAACCTTTCTTTAAGGTCGTTTATAAGTTCGAGTAAAGATTCCTTTTGCTTCTCGGTTCTGGTGTCTTTCCAGTTCGTCATATCTCTATTCATTCCTCCAATATAACAAACACCTATAGAACTTCTGTTTTTACCTTTGACGTGTGCTCCTATATTTTTTATAGGTCTACCGTCTTGGATAGTACCGTCTAATTTAATAATAAAATGATAACCTACGTCTGACCAGGAATTACCGTTGACGTGCCAGTCTCTAATATCCTCGACATCAAAGTCTTTTAGTTCTGGAGTACCTGAACAGTGTATTATTATTTTATCTATTTTTCTCATTATATATCCATCTACTTATAGTATAGCCTATAGTACAGATTAACAAAATTATTTTTAACCCTAGTTCTATTTCTGTCATAGAAAGGGCTAGAACCGTAGTATTAAAAAAGTATATTTTCAAATCTGTATATTCTAACATTAGTCTTCTTTTATAACCTCGTAAGAACCGTCTTTTAAATCTACGTTGATCTTACCGTAGGACTCTTCTAGTTCTTCTTTAGTTTTCTTTTGCTCTAGATCAATAGAGTAAATAGCTTGTTGAAGTAAAAATATTTGATATTGAAAATCTCCTATTCTTAACTTTAATTCCCCTTTACCGTTTTCTTGTTTTTGTAGTAATTCTAATTCTTCTTTTTTTAATTTAGACATTTTATAAATTTTAAAGTGAATAGTAAATATATTACTTTTTGTCTTTTTTAACTACTTTTTTTGGATTCCATAATTCGTCTGCAAGTTTTTTAACTTTATACATAGCTATTTTTTCATCGTCTCCTTTTGCTATTAAGTCTTGACCTTCAGAATAAGCTACAGTAACCTTTCCATCCATAGTGTGAGTAGAATACCATATCTTAATTTTGTTTTGAATTATTTCTGTTTTGTCTGTTTTTAATATTTCCATAATTTTATAATTATTTACATTTACATTCTTGTTCCAATTTGTCTACTTTAGCAGTTAGTTCTTGTATTGACTTAACTAATAAAGGAACTATTTTAGAATAATCAACTCCTTGCATTTCTTCTGCATCTTTTTCTCCTGAAACTGCATCTGGTAAAACTTCTTGAAGTTCGTGAGCCATAACTCCGTAGCTTCTACTTTCATCTGCTTTCCATTTAAAGTCATATACAGGTATTTTAGAAACCATATCTAAACCTGCAAAGTCTTGTAAATCTTCTTTTAATCTATAATCTGAAGATGTATTAAATGCAGTAGCAACACCATTTGTAGTTATTGAACCTACAACAGAATTATTATATTTATAATTCATTAATCCTGTTCCAGATACATTTATAGTAATATCTCCACCTGTTACATCTAGTCTACTATCAGGCGAATTAGTTCCTATTCCTACGTTTCCTCCATTTGGTTGAATTAATAAATTATATTCAGTAGATAAAGAAGATACATCGGTTACTTGTAACCAACCTTGTGCTGTTGTATGGTCGCAACCCATATCAAGTGTAGCATTATTAGATGCTTTAA